GTAGACCCTACTGCGAAGTCCTCTATGATAGATTCTTCGGTGGTCAGTGTTATGTACGGGAAATCTTTCTTTGCTTTCTCGACGATCTCTACGTGGTCTAGAGGCCATCCCTGTTCACGTAGGTGGTCGTTCATCATGAACAATGTCCAGTGTAGTGTTGGATTCTCATAGAGAGTGAAGGCAACATTGTCTGGTCGGTCACCATTACGGATATAGTAGTCTTTGTAGAACGCACTGTTCGTTTTAACTTCATCTAGGATCTCAGCATACGCAGATATGTTTTGCATAACACCCTGCTCACCGTTTGCGAATGTATACAGAGACGATGGAAATTTATCAAAATATGACATTAGAATTCAGCCTGAATATCTTTACGTGATAGCGTTACTTCTTCTACGAAGTTTAACGATAAGTCAATCTCGACTGGTTGACCATCGGCATGAAACGCCATGGATGATGGATTGTAGTTTGTCGCGATAGATCTCAAGAAGCAATCTTTGATCTTGGACCCAACACGTTTACCTGTCGGTTCGTGTTTTACTACGATCTCAAACATATGAGGGTATTTGTATCCACCACTAATACCTCCCAACTCAATCGATTCTGGGTACGCAAACTCCCTGAATGATCGAATAATACTTTCTACCATTTGCGCTTCTCTTTGAGAACGCGCCAGAAACTTAAATGTGAAACTGAACTCGCGGAGACCGACGCCTCTGAATGCACTACGCAAGTTAGGGTTTACGGTAACCGCGCCAGCGATCTGTGCTGCCTGACCTAGTTCGGCACCAACAATAGGTACCCTACCTGCCATTTGTGCGGCACCTAATCGTGCAGCGTCTCCTGCCAGACCTCCAGTGACAAGATCAATAATTGTACTTGCACCACGACCTATTGCTTCCATACCAGCAGACATCATACCCTTACCGCCTGATGCGGCCGCGGCTGCCGCCGCGCCTATCTGCCCTAGTTCTGGGGTCGCGATGTTAAAACTATCGTTCTGTTGATATGAAACAGGTAGGTACAACTTAATGTTGATTCCCGCATAGTCAACTGTGCGGTCTGTATATTCTATACCACCCGCGGCCGCAGATTTTTCTTGACGTATCTTGTCAGCCTTAGTTGCTAACTCCCTCACGCGTTCTTCTCTAGATTTACCATCTCCATGTACGTCGGGATCGTAATCTTTGCCTCTAGGAAGTGATTTTGCCTCATTGGTCAACTTACTTACTTCGGGGTCCTTATTCAATTTGTCTATTAATCGTTGACCACCATTAGTTGGACCAGGCGGTGTAATTTTTCTTGTTTTAAAAATAACACTCGCGCCATAACGATCCTCTTGCTCTACAGGATACTTGTGAGTTACTATAGCGCCAAGATCTGGATTAGGCGCGCCGCCCTCTTCTATGATCTCTTTTGCTTTTTCTGTAACTTCTTTTGATTCCGCTTTAAAATCAATACCACCATATTTGGAGACATCAATTTCAGATGCATCTGAAGTTGGAATGTTTAGTTTTAATGGCATGTGCGAGCTCGCTGTTCTATAAATACGATTAAACTATTTATACGTGATTTTTGAATGAAGACCTACAAAGGGCGATACAAGCCAAAGAACCCAGCGAAGTACGTGGGCGACGTGAACAACGTTGTGTATCGTTCTATGTGGGAACGTCACGTAATGAAGTGGTGCGACGAACGCTCTGATATCATACAATGGATGTCAGAGGAGCTCGTCATTCCGTACATCTGCGAGACTGACAACAAACCCCACCGATACTTCATGGACTTCGTCATTCAGTACAAGTCCGGTCGTGTTGTACTCGTAGAAGTCAAACCTCACAAAGAAACTAAACGTCCCGAACGCAAGCAGGGAAAGTCACGTCGTACGCTGCTGAACGAGGGGATGACCTATATCAAGAACCAGTCCAAGTGGAAAGCCGCAAAGCAGTACGCAGACGATCGCGGGTACCACTTCGAGGTCTGGACAGAGAACGAACTCACCGCCATGGGTATCATGCCCAAGCCGTTACGGTCCAAGAAACCAATCAAGAAATTGCCTCCGTTCAGAAAGAAGAAAAAACGCGTATAAATACAGTTAAGAATTTTTACGGAAGCGCACATGTCTAACATATTTCAGAATCTAGAACTGCAAGCGTTTCGTGCTGGGATCACTCCGAGAACCAAAGAGTCTCGCGATTGGTTCAGGGGTAAAGTCAGGAACCTCAAAAATATTAATCGTGAGGCACTGATGAAAGAAGATCCGTTGAAACAAACAACGGAAGAGATCATAGGCAGCATGTACATGTTCTTCTATGACCCGAAACATAAAGAGACATTGCCGTTTTACGACACGTTTCCACTGGTTGTGGTGGTTGGTCCAGCAGAGGGTGGGTTCTATGGTCTGAACCTTCACTACTTACCTCCGATTCTACGTGCGAAGATGTTAGACGCGTTGATGGATATTACAACGAATAAGAAGTACAACGACTCGACGCGATTCAAGATGTCGTATGAGTTGTTGACAAGAACCTCGAAACTAAAGTACTTCAAGCCGTGCTTTAAACACTACCTGAACGAACACGTCAAGAGTAAGTTCGCGATGGTTCCTGCACCAGAGTGGGAGATCGCGACGTTCTTACCAACCGCGAAGTTCGAGAAGGCAAGTATCAACGCAGTCTATAAAGACTCCAGACAGAAGATAACAGACTAATGGCAGGAATAGAACAATTAAAAAGTAAGCTGATTTCAAAGGGCGGTCTTGCTACCAACAACCAGTTTCTTGTCGAACTTCCGTCAATGGGAGGGGTTGATGGTCGTACGTTGAACGTGTTATGTAAAGAGGTTTCTTTACCAGGAAAACAGATTCTGACACTTGATCATGCAATGGGACTTTATCAAGAAAAGGTCGCAAATGGATTCGCCGCAGAAGATGTGTCGATGACATTTTACGTACCAAACGACTATGCACCTAAGAAGTACTTTGACGAATGGAGATCTAAGATCGTCAAAGAGGGCAATAACGCTGTCGTAGGGTATAAGAAAGACTATGTGGAAGATATCGTGATTCGCCAACTAAAGAAACCTGTTGCGCGTTTCGGATTCGATTTGGGTCCACTCGATTTCAATTTAGATGTTTTAGGAAAATCTATATACAGTGTTAAGCTGATTGAAGCATTCCCAACATCATTGAGCGCGATTCAGTTATCTAGTGACCAAGACCAGATTGTGGAGTTCAATGTGCAATTCTCTTACACAAACTGGGAAGTGGTCAAGAGCGGAAGCGATGGGTTGGAACCAAGCATTGGACTCAACCTTGGTGGTTTAATTTAAATTATAGGATACATTATGGCATTACCAAAACTTAACTCGGCACCTGTGTACGAGATGACAGTTCCGTCCACTGGACAGAATGTTACATACCGACCGTTTCTAGTAAAAGAGCAGAAGAATCTATTGATTGCATTCGAAGCTCAGAACCGTCGCGATTTAGTTCGTGCAGTGCAACGCACTATCGAAGCATGTGTGGAAGATAACATCGACAACAACCTTACGACGTTCGACGTGGACTACATGTTCACCAAGATTCGTTCTAAGTCTGTAGGTGAAACCGCTGACATCCTTGTGCCATGTTCTGAGTGTGAAACTAAAAATGAGATTAAGGTCGATCTGGATGATGTATCAGTTGACTCTGAAATTCCAGAGATGATGATTTCAATCACCGACGACGTATCTGTACAGATGAAGTTCCCGACATATGATGACTTTCTAGGGAACACAACGCTATTAGAGAGTACGACGGTAACCGAGGCTTTGTTGCAGTTGATCATCACGTGTATGGATTCAGTGCTAACTGAAGAAGAGAGATACTCTCTGCGCGATGAGACCGCTGAAGATGTAATAAATTTTTTGGAATCGATGACTAGTGAGCAGTTTGAAAAGGTCTCTCAGTTCGCGAACAACATTCCAAACGTAACTAAAACAATTTCATTTTCGTGTGAGTCGTGTGGCCATGAAAATGAAAAGACATTGAAAGGACTTGATGATTTTTTTTGATAAATCTCTCTCATGATAACCTGACAAACTACTATCAGGTTAACTTCCAGTTGATGAATAATTTTAACTATTCGCTGGACGAAGTCGAACATATGATGCCATGGGAGAGAGAGATCTACTTAACACTATTAGTTGATGACATAAAAGAAAAGAATCAACGGGCGAAACAACAAGGATAAGAAATGAGCCTTAGAGCCGTATCAGAAAAATTAGGTCAACAGACTGATCTCATGCTTGAGATCGGTACCGACATCTATGGGTACTTAGATACGGTCATCGCACGTAGTGAACTTACGAGCACACGTCTAGACAACCTCAACTCTACTAACCTACAGATACTGCAGACCATTGAATCGTCACAACAGGGTGCAGGTGATAGAGAAGAAGAGAAAAGAGACAAACAGACATTCAACGATCAATTATTGACTGTAATGCGTCAGATTGCAGTCAACACCGGACGTTCAGGCGGCGG